CCAATCCCCAGCGACGCTGCCGAAGCGTCCCAGAAGAACTTCGCAGTCGTGCCAGTGTCTTCGTAAAAGCTGATGTCTCCGTTGGTGTCTATCGCAAACCTTGCAGCTGCCGCAGTACCATCAAAAATTTGAAACCGATCCGAAGAAGTCCCATTAACTAAAAGCCTATACGTCTGTGCGTCATTGCTTAAAACAAGCCTAGCAGCACCATTGGTTGCCGTAGATGAGATTGTTGCGTCTTGCGGAGAACTTGCAGACTGAACAGTCAAACCATCGCTGACCACACTACCCGTTACGTCGATGCCTGTAGCGGTGGTGGTGAGTTTGGTTGCGCCAGCATAGTTTATATAGGTTGAAGCACCTTCATCAAAACGAGCATATGTTTCTGTGCCACCTGCATTCTGCAACCAAAGGTCATTACTTGATCTAATATACAAATCACCAGCGCCTTGGTCACTGACAAAGCTATTCGACCCATCATGATAAATCTGTAAATCAGAGCCAGCGCCGAAGACTGCCTTAGCGTTGTCGCCAAAGTTAGCCTGAGTGAATGTACCCTCTGCTGGAGTCACTGCTCCGATGGTGGTTCCGTTGATGCTGCCCCCAGTGATACTTATATTCGAGGGGTCTTGTGTGGCAAGCCCAGCCACTTGGACGCGCACGTTACCCCCTGCGCGAAGGGCGACTAATTCATCAGTGTCGAGGATGTCGCCACCTGATGCTAGTTCTGAAATCTTTGCCATGGTTGTTCTCCATAGATTGTTGAGGGACTAGGGGCCGAAGCCCCGTTGTCCTGTTATCGCTTGAGTGTTACCGCCTTGATGTACCTGTTAGATGCGAGCATGGGCGTCAGGAATGAAGCCGAGGATACTCGTAACCGGAAGGTGATATTCCCGGTTGTGGTGGGTAGGTACACTAGACCAAAGCTGACAACCCTCCCGGTCGGGTCAAACACATTTACTTGACCTGACCATTGCGTTGTACTGCTGTCGTCAAAGCTCACTGTTGCTAGTCTGTCATTATCTTGAGCGTCTTCTTTTGCGACGATCAGCGAGCAGAAGATATCAACCGGAACCCCGGAGGTGACCGCCATGGTTAGCGATTCAACCGTGGTCGTAGTTGTTATCTGGTTGCTATTGCCTGACGTGTATGCGTGGTCGAGATCCGTCACAGCGTGAGCCGTGATCTGAGTCGTGTTTACTTCACCATTACCAATCTTCCCTCCGGTGATCGTACCGTCCACCATCAGGTCTCCACCGATGTTGACGTTCTGCATCGTGACTGTGCCGCTGCTCACCGTGAAGGGTGAGGAGGATGGGTCAGTCGGATTCGCTGGGTCCACGATTGTGAACTTGTCAGCGAGCACGTTGAACTCAGAGGAGGTACCGGCGTTCACCAGCCCGAAGCCTGCAATATTGCCGTTGACATCTAGCCGGACGTTGTATTCAGCCTCTAGGTCAGCGATTCCGTCCGCGTTAGCTGTCACGGATGTGCTGAGAGTCTGAGTCGCTGCAGCGTTAGCTGCTAGACCAGTCGATGGGTCAGTGATCGCTGAGTTTATGTTGGTGATGTCGGTAGCCTGAGAGGTTATCGATCCTTCAGCAGATGTAACCCTTGTATCAAGTCCGCTGATCGCATTAGCGTTGCCAGTGATGTTGCCGTTGGCTGTGCTTAGTCCGGATTGTAGATTGGTGATATCCGTAGCCTGAGAGGTTATCGAACCTTCCGCAGCAGTGACTCGGGTATCGATCCCACTGATAGCGTTAGCGTTGCCCGTGATGTTACCATTAGCCGTAGACAGGTCAGACTGTAACGTAGTGATGTCGGAGGCTTGGGAGGTTATTGAACCTTCAGCAGCAGTGACTCTTGTATCCAGTCCGCTAATCGCGTTAGCGTTGCCGGTGATGTTGCCGTTGGCTGTCGTCAATCCAGACTGTAGGTTAGTTATGTCTGTAGCCTGGGAGGTTATTGAGCCTTCAGCTGACGTAACACGAGTATCGAGCGAGCTAATAGCTGAAGCATTAGCAGATGCGGACGAGGTGTTGTACTCACCGATCATCATACCCTGAGGATCTCCGTAGCCTCCATGTGTCAGGACGGCACCGATTAAGAACCCTGATGTGGCATTAGCAGACCAGATTCTTATCTCCTTCGCTCCTATCCCTGCACCCGTCGTTACTGGTACAGTTACCCAGAACGTATCAGTCTTGGTATCAGCCTCGCTGATGTCGTAGGAAGTACCTTCGTAGGTCAGGTTGAAGTCGGCAGCGGTGGAGCTAAACTTAGCCATCTTTAAGTGCAGGTAGCCACTTCCATCAGGGTCAAACGATCCCGGTGTATAGTTCAGAGTCAGTGCTCCGGCTGACGTAGTGAGTCCGGGTATGACATCCCCGTTCGGGTTGTAGTACGAGAACAGCAATACAGCTGGGAGGATGTTAGCCTCTACCGCTGTCAAGGAACTAGCCTGAGATGTGATAGATCCTTCAGCTGATGTGACCCTAGTGTCTAGTCCGCTGATCGCGTTAGCGTTCCCGGTAATGTTACCTTCTGCCGTGCTAAGGTCTGACTGCAATGTCGTGATGGCTGATGCTTGTGAAGTTATCGAGCCTTCAGCTGATGTGACACGAGTATCTAGCCCACCTATTGCGGTAGCGTTGGCTGTGGTCTCACCGTCTAGGGTGGTGACGTCACTCTGTAGAGTCGTTATGTCGGAGCTTTGGCTCGTGATCTCGCTCTCATTTACGGTCACTCGGGCCTCGAGAAGAGTCCCTGCGGTAGCATTAGCTACAACACCTGTTGAGGGATCGTTGACGGTAAGCTCGAGAGCGTCAAGACGAGAGGCACTAGCCTCTAACCCAGTCACGCTGTCCGTGATGTCAAGCTCTACTTGACTGATCGAGTTAGCGTTAGCTAGTACGCCAGTCGTATCATTGTTCACCGTGATCTCGAGTGCTTCGATGTCGAGGGCGTTAGCATTAGTCTCGCCTTCTGTAGCTGTAAGCCTCAGCGTCACTCCATCAATAGAACTGGCATTAGCAGCGACACCTGTCTCGGCGACCTGTAGGTCAGCTTGGAGCTGGGTGATGTCGTTGGCTATTGTTGTGATGCTGTCTTCTGATGCTTCTACACGGACCTCTAGCAGTCTCGTTGCGTTTGAGGCACCTGCAACGATAGCTGAGGGGTCGTTCTCTAGTTCGAGATCTACACCGCCTTCGTCTTGCAGGTCGTTGCCGTCTTCACCTAGTAGCTCTGTGCGCTGGTCATAGTCAGCTTGTAGCGTGGTGATATCGAATGCGGACACTGTTGCTAGGGCGTTCTCGTTGGCTTCTACCCGTGTGACCAAGGCGCTAGTAGCGTCAGCGTTGGCAGTGATGCCTAACTCAGCTGCGTCTAGTTCAGACTGGAGTGTCGTAAGCTGAGAGGATTGTGTTGTGATACTGCCCTCAGCAGCCGTGACCCTTGTGTCTAGGTCTGAAGTCGCAGTGGTGTTAGCGTTGATGCTAGTTGTGTGACCGGCTATGGTGATCTCAGCCGCGTCTAGGTCCGAAGATAGCTGTACCAGATCGCTAGAGTTAGACGTGACAGTGTTGTTGATGTTTGTGACTGTCGTGTCAAGTACGCTGAGAGCCGCTGACGTCGAGCTGATGTTGCCTTCAGCAACCGAGAGATCAGCTTCGAGTTGTGTGATAGCTGCCTCGTTATCACCAATCGTCCCATCACGTAGGCTGACCCATGCTGAGCCGTCCCACACGTAGGGGTGGTTATTGTCGTTGCTGTCGTACCATCGGGCGTTCGAGGGTATCGGATCAGGAACACCTCCAACACCGGCAACCGGCGCATCGTCCTGAACGTAAACGTCAGCGCTTGCGAGCGTGAGGTCGTCTAGCGTCGAGTTGAGCGCGTTCACCTGTGCTTGCATGTTGCTCACGTTGGTCTCAGCTGCCGTGACAGCAGTGTCCAGAGCCGCTACGTCACCGTCTATCCGTAACTCGGTGTTGCGGTAGTACAGAGCGAGGTCTCCTAGGTCGCTCATGTTGAGGATGTCGCCATTCTCGTCCACAAGTGACAGACCGCTCTCTAGTTCGATGTCGTGTAGTTCGATGTCGAGGTCTAAGCGATACTCAGGGATCACAACCGTGGTTGAGACTACCGCTGAGGTGCGCCCAGAGGACGTCACAGTGTAGTGTAGGTAAACGTCATAGGTTGCGTTAGCTTGAGGCGCAACGAAGCTCAGAGAGGGCGTCTCGCCTTCTGCTCGCGTTACCTCGGGGAAGGTCATCGTCTGGAATACGGTCTCACTCTGTTGCTTGTAGCGGAGCACGTAGTCCTTGACCTCGAAGTCATCGATGGCGTCCCATGTCAGCGTCACGAAGCCCTGCGGTGTACCGTTGGCAGAGTCTACTCGAGTCACGGTCCCGGCTAGGTTGGTGATTGCTGGTAGGGTGTCGAATGGTGATGCGATGTTGACGTCAGGTGCGTCAGGTTCGTTAGCCTTGGTAGACCACTGGTATACGCTGTCCTGATACTCGCCTAAGCTGAGGATGACCTCAAAGCGTTGGTCCATCTTGACGCCACGTACCCTGAACTTCTTGGCTGTCCAGCCGGGAGTTGGGTGAGTGATGTCGATGACGTCTCCCGGTTGAAGCATCAAGCCTTTGGACTTCGTGCGGATCTCAGCTCTCATTGAGGCTCGAGAGTTTCGTACGATGAACTCAGCGATGTCTTCAGCTTGGTAGAAGTCGGTGATGCCTTCTAGCTCCACCTCATGCCACAGCTCTTTGTCGTTGTCTTCAGCTAGGTAGGCTGTGTACTCAGCGCTGTCCAGTTGCGGCCAGCTTACTTGGTCGGTGACGAATCGCTTGTTCCTGTTTGGGAACTTCACGGTCACCCTGTTGAATCTTTCGTTCTGGTCTCCATCACCGAATGAGATACCGCCGATGATGTCAGATGTATCGAAGCTCATGACGCTCGAGGCTGTCTCTTCGAGCTTCAGGAAGTACTTACCCTGATGATAGGGTAGGTTGCCCTTCATGCTCTCGAGGAGCTTCTTGACGTTATCTAGGACGCTATCCTTTGGATCGATGACGATGTTACAGGTCAGTCTCTTCTGCTGTGTACCTGTCTGGTTCGTTCGATATCCGGGGAGAGGGTCATCGACCTCTACGGTCTCTAGCTCGCCAGTGCTTCGATTGTACCTCTCGATTGTGGAGGTAGATGTGTTCGTTAGTTGAGCTGGGATGTCTACCAGCGTGTCACAGCTATTAGCAGCCACGATGAACGATGGTATATCGATGTCAGTAACGTCTAGGTTGCGGCCATAGTCAGCCAGCAAGTAATCGAGGAGAGCTAGAGCAGGGTTGTCGCTCCACTCCCACGTGGCTGGGTTGCTCAGGTCGTGTGAACCTGTCCCGCCGTAGTTGGTGTCCTCGCGTGGGTCCCACAAGAATCGACCTTTGACTTGATACTGAACATCAGGCTCGCCTTGGTAGCTTACGTTTTCCTGATGGTTACGGAATCGAGACTGAACGTAGGCAACATCTCGCCCGATGCTGGTTGACTTCCAGCGGCTGTACTTGGCTCCCAGTTCTGAGAGATAGCCCTGAGAGCTGTCACCAGTCATGACGATGCCACGGTAGTGGCTCAGTTGATCCTTAGCGAATCGGCTGTGGGTGTACTCGTCACCGTCAACCTCGATACCTGTGACCGAGTGGATGGGTCCTTGACCGAGTACATCGACACGGTCTAACCAGATGCGGTTTGATGACCAGTGATCTCGAGTAGCGTCAACGGAGCTGCTGTTAAGACCGATGACTGTACGGCTTCCACTAGGGACTACCGCTTCGTTGTTGACGTCCTTGAAGACCTTGATTCCACCTACTCGTCGTTCACCGTAGATGATGTAGAGTCCAGCGTTGTTGTCAGCTCGAGTGAGTAGGATACCCTCGGAGCTTCCTTTCTGAGCCTTCCGAGCTTGTACGTATCCAGCAACACCGGAGACAACCGAGATGACTACCGCAATGATGGTAAATAGATCCATCGTCTAGTCTCCTTATGTTCTGGTCATCCACCTGATTTCTTTCCTGTCTTCGTGTGCGTACTCGAAGAAGGTGTCGGTAGAGTAGACCTCTTGTTGTGATGCCGAGTTGGTGAAGCGTCCAGCCTTACGTCCGAATGCAGCCCAGTGGCTTTTAACTTTTATCTTGATGACCGAGTTGGTCGTACTTTCTTGGACAGCCCACGTATCGAACAGTCCCTTGTAGATTTCAAAGGGTCCTTCGCTTGAGCCGTTGACGAGCAGCGTACCGTCGTCGTTGAGAATTCCTAGGTAGATGACAACATCTGCGCCCACGTAGTTTCCATTTCCATATATGCCAAGGGCTGTTTGGTCAGAGTTGTCGAGTGTGATTGTGTAGGTGTTCGCTGAGATGTCAGTTGAGGAGGCAATACCGTCAAGAGCGAGAGTGATCCCGCTCGAGACGTAGGTCTTGCCACCGAATGACAGATCATTAGGAGCCGTTGTCAGCGTCAGCGGTCCCGGTAAGTCGATCAGGTAGCAGGGGACGAAAGCATCGCTCTCGAGTGCAGCCTGATATTCTGTCGTCAGTGTGATCATTGTTATTCCCTTTCGATCAAATCCAATTCGATACGGATTAACGAATCCGAACCGTACCTGATTGTCTGTACGTCGTTGTTGAGGGACACCTTCATCAGTGCTGCTGGTAGCGGCATGATGTGAGATGAGCTGTGAGACGCTAAGAGATCAGGGGCGAAGGTAGCGGTTGATGATGATACCAACATACCATTCTTGATGCTTGTGTTGCTCAGTGAGCCTGTAGCGCTGTCGATCTTGACGTATGCCGCACCCGTTGAGGTCGGTGTCAGGAACACGACGTTACGCCCGTTGCGTACTGAGAACGAGTCTGATGCTATAGATCCGGTAACACCGTCGTTGGTGGTCCACAAGCAAGCCGTAGCTGATGAGGACAACCCAGTGGCGTCGAAGTAAACACAGATCCGCTCAGCGGTAGAACCGATGATGATCCCGTTGCTGAAGATCTTGCCACCTGCAACCGTGGTCCCGGTGAATAGCTCAGTGCCGTTAGCGTTGCCAGCGGTGACCACCTGCCTCGTCTTGTTGTTGCTCAGGGTCAGGTAGTTGCCGGGATGTGCTCCGGTCAAGTCTTTGGTGAAGTTGGGGATGATGACGCCGAAGGTATCGTGACGTCCACGTAGACCGTTGAGGAACGGGATCAGTTCTCCGAAGTCGTCCCTGTGCAGCGGATCGTAAACGAAGCGCACCGTGTGGTACGCCTCGCCGATGATCCTTGTTTGCATTCGGTGAGCGCCAATGATGGGAGCTGAGGTCAGCACCTTCTCGTGTCGCTTCACCTCGAAGGACGCGGGACGGATGTTGTCAGGCAATAAAACAGTTGGTAGTGCCATGATGTTCTCCTTAGATTAGTCCCGCACCTGCGCGGTCTGCATTGATTTGTCGAAGCATAGCCTCGAAGTCGCCTCGGTTCTGTTGGATAACCTTGTTGATGACTTCAGGGTCTTCGACTCCTGTTACGTTGAAGTTGAGGGTAGCTGGCATGTTGTTGCCGCCGTTCATTCCTCCGGACTTCAGAGCGTCCTTGAGGTCTCGGTTGGTGCGCTTGTCGATAACACGCTCGCCAGACTCGAGGAGGTATGAGCCGGTTGAGGGTACGCTGTCGATACCGTCATGGAACTGCCCGAGCTGTGAGGCTCCCATGGCTCCTGCGATAGCCGCGTTAGCGAGTCGCATAGGCCAAGTCACGCCTGTATCAGCCAGTGCTGTCATGATAGCTCTGGAAGTCGTGTAGATGACCTGCATACGGGCGAACGCCTTACCAGCCTTGCCCATCTTGTCGAGGTTGCTTAGGAAGTTACCAGCTACGCCTTTCCAAGAGTCTGCCATGAAGTTTTGTAGCTCTAACTGCTGGCTCTTGAGGTTCTTTATATACTGATTAAACCTTTCCTCGGCTGCGTTGACTGTCTCCTCGGTGGTCTTCTTCTTCGTAGTATCGTCAGCGGAAGCAGTAGGAGTGCCGCCTGCGATAGATATTGTGTTAGCTCCTTGAACTATCTTGTCCAAGAAGTCGGTTACGGTCTGCTTAGGCATATCAGCAAGCTGCTGATTGAGTCTCTCTATCTCTTGACGCACCGTCTGTAGCCGTAGCTGCATAGCTCGGGTAGCTTCGTTACCGAACGTGCTTCTGTCTTCGTCGCTCCAGCCCATGAGCTTTTTAAGCCACTCGGGAGCTAGATTCCGTGCTCTTATCATACCGTTGATGATTGACTGAGTACCCTGTATCAAACTCATCCCTGAGTTTAGCATAGCCGCATGTATGCTGCTGAATAGTTTGCTGAACGTGATCTTAGCTCTATCGATGTCGTAGCTCACCTGTTGAATCATAGCGTCGCTGACGTTCATGATCATAGCTAGTGAGTCAGTGATGTGGGTGAATGTTCCGGAGGACATCACTGTGGTCTTGAGTTGGCTGAAGCTAAAGCTCAGTCTATCCATAGATGCTACAACGTCGTCTACCTTACTCTCAGCCATTGTATTGATGCCCTTAGCCATCTCATTGACCGCCTCAGAGCCGTCTTTGAACATATTGACCATTGCGGCACCTTCACTGTCAAAAGCCTTAAACGCCCGTCTGAGACGCTCCTGAGCAGTGCCAGCAGAGTTGATATAATCTCCGTATTCCATGAGCAGTTGGTTGGTGCTCTTGTAGTTCCCGTTCTGATCCACTAGGGAAATGTTAGCTTCCTTGAGATCCTTAACCAGCTCACCCTGACCCTTAGCAGCTTCGCCAACCCTACGAGCAAATCTCTGTATGCTCATATTGAATGTACGTTGGTTGATAGAAGCTAGAGCCGCAACACCAGCTAATTGCTGGTAGCGCTCTACGGTCAGTCCTAGTTTCTGGCTAGTCTTTTGTATGTTGTCGGCAAACTCTGTCTGTTTTACGATCATTGCTGCTGTAGACGCAGCTACAACCGCTGACATCCGGGTGAATGCCCTGCGTACAGCCTCTGCTCTCTTCTCTTGTGCCTTGGCCCATTTCCTTGAGGCTTTATCTGATCGACCAAGGGCGGTTCTTAGTTCAGCGTCGTCTGCTGCCAGCATGACGCGCAGTGTAGCGATTGGTCCCGCCATGTTATTTGTCCTTGTTACGTTTTGCCATCTTCTGCAGACCCTTCTCGACTTCTAGTGTTAGTTCATTCTTGTAGTCTACTAAGATGGTTGATTGGTGCCCTACGAATGAGAGCAACAGGAAGGGGTTGTCAGGGACTCCTTTAGATGTCCCGTAGTGTTGGGCGAGTACGTACTCTCCCGGTTGTTTGCCGTCAGCGTCTTTCTTTCCTCTACCACCGGCTTTGACGACAGCCCAGCCGATGCGGTTTCTTGAACGTCCAGCAGAAGTACCCGAGGATAGCTTTACACTATCCTTCAGGTTACCTGTATCTTCCGGAGCGTCAGCCTGAGCGCGTTTAAGGACAGGCTCCATAGCCTTCTTAGCTGACTTACGTGTAGCCGATCTGATTATGTCCTTGTCAAACGTCTTTAGCTGTTTCTGTAACTCTTTGAGTCCCTTAACTTTGTACTTCTTTCTTGCCATTGTTCGCTCCAGCCATTGCTTTGAACAATGCCATCATCTCTTGTTGCTTGCTCGAAAACTTGTCCGGATCCACAGCCTTTGGCTGGTCCTTCTCAAACTTGAACGGCTCGATGAAATCCTCCGGACTCATCTTGTTGCCGTTGCTGTTTGCGATCACGGTAGATATTAGAGCAGCGTGGTAGTCCTGACGAGCAGGGCCGAAAGGCTCAATGCTGTAGTACACCATCCACTCCATTAACTCACGTGAAGACATACGAGCATCCAGCTCCGAGACTGTCATACCTAGATGAGCAGCCAGACGGAACTTGAACACCCGCTGCGGATCCTTTTTTAGTTTCCCTCGAGGATCTGTACGTCCTCGTCAAGCAGCCCAGACAATCTGCTGGCTACTTCTACGATCAGGTCGAGAGCTTCAGCTGACTTGGTTCCCAGCTTGTCTACTTCCTTGTCGGTGAAGAGTCGGTTACCGTCCTCATCGATGATCGTCATAGAAGCGAGGATTGACCTCAGGTTAGCCATCCCATGCTTACGGATTGCTTCCTCGAATCGGTCTCGCTCACCAGCGTTCATGCCACGTACTTTGACGCTACCACCCCATTGCGGTACTTCCACAATCTCGGTGGGTAGGTCGTTTATTGCCATGATAGCATCTTTGCTTAATAACATATTCTGTCTCCTCAGAATAAAATGGGGGCCACTAGGACCCCCGTTTTAGGTTACGCAGGCGTCAGGTCGAAAGTGACAGCACCAGTGATCGTCAATTCGATCGTGCAGGTTACTTTGTCATCTTTTGGGTGTGCTACGCCGTAGCTCGTGATGTATGCAGAGAAATCTGCTCGTGCAGTTTCTGCTCCGCTTACCCACTGGATAGCGTAAGTGCCGACAGTCCCGTCAACGAAAGCCGTTGCGAGTGCGTCGTGGTCAGTGTCACCGGGAGCCCAGCTCAAAGTGACTGATACGCTGCCGTTGTCCTTAGCTGTGATCAGCTTACGGAGGTCGTCGTCACCGTAGCTCAAAAGGTCTACAGTGTTTCGGCTCAGCTCGAGAGCACCAAGATCATCGACCTCAGCTACCTTCGTAGAAGCACTCAAAGTGCCAGAGATAGATGGGCTGATGTGGAACTCGGTCATCTGACCAGTGAAAGGTGAAGTGATTGCCATGATTAGTTCCTCATGTTTAGTTTAACGAGTAGGACGCTGTGGTACAGTTTGGTGTCGTCCTCATAAGTGTAGCCTACTTCATTGATCGAAGCATTGCACACATAAGAAGCACCAAGCGTCCCATCGTACGCGTTCCAAAATGTGATTACCGCTTGCTTTAGAGTCTCAAGGGTGAGGGTTGAGTAAGACCATAGGTTCAACGTCAGGTCTACATCCTTACACACCGAGATCATCCCGTGAGCGTGTTCCGGAATGTCTCCGGTAGTTACAAAGGAAATCGCAGGACCCTCGAGGTCGCCCTGAGGCAACCTGAGCAAATATATCCTGTCGCTGACTGAGGCAGTGATGCCTGCGTCAGATCCCATAGCGGTTACGATGTCAATGTTAACGCTCATGCTCGTTCCTCCGCTATGACCTCTATCATACGGTCTCGGTAGTTCTTCACAGAAGCCGAGAGTACGTGGAGGGTAGTTCCGTCTAGGATCAGTTTGGCATTACCCACGAGACCCGTGAGGTCGGTGGTGTTGTACCGGAAGGTGATTCTATGTCGTACATAGGATACCAGTTTATTGTTGTTGCTGATCTCAGACCTGTTGTCAGTCCTCACGGAGCCGTAGAAGGTTCCCTGAGAGACGTCAGAGTTTTCGATTGACCCATCAGCTGCTCGTGCAGAGGACGGGGCCACAATCTCGATCTTGTGTCGTAGCTGTCCAGCTCTCATGTTGCCTCCTTACGCTATGCGCGTCTTGTAAGGGAACAGGAGCCTCTCAGCGGTCATTGACATTTGGACCGATGTGATGCCTTGGTCGATTGGAGTGTTCTCACGGTTCTCGTATAGATCACCAACCATCAGCAGGATAGCTGACTTGACTGATGACGGGACTGAGCCTTCGTCGCCAGCGGTGAAAGATACCGTGATGTTGCCGGGGAGATCGTTAGAGTCCGTAGGCCACTCGGTGCCAAAGCTAGGGTAAATCTTAGTCCTACCGGATACGTTGATGAACCGGAAGGTGGTATAGCTCGTTGACGCGTGGTCAGTGTCGTAGTACCCGATTGAGTCTACGCTCTGTGCGTCGCCGTTGATGATAAGTGCATCAGTCTCAGACGCTGGGAAGCCATCGAATAGAGCTGTGGAGGAACCGCTCCTCCACGCTCGATTACAAAAAGACTCGGCCAGCTCTGTAGCTGTGGTGATCATCATAGTGATCTCGGCTTGCTCATTAGCGTCGAGCGTACCGAGGCGAAGATGCTGCTGCACCTCAGCCAATGTTACAGGGTTAGCCATAGGGCCTCCTTATTAGGTTAGTCCGCTGATAGTTACGTTCTCAATGTCGTTGGACACCATGCTGATTAGGTTGAGCTTCGTGTAGTTCTGATCTGACGGGTTAACTTGGTTACGAATCATGTTTGAGTATGAGTCGTTAGTACCGTCGCCCATCAGCCACACCTGAGTCGAGTAGGCAGACGAACCGTCATTGAGGCTGAAATTCCATCCTGCGTCATTACCCTGCCAAGGGAGACGGAAGTCGTTTCCGACTTTGTAGTTAGTCAGCCAGTCTTTCGGGTCAGTGATCATCTCAGCAATCTCTGCGTCACTAGGCATAGCTACGCCTTGACGAAGAGTAGTAGCCACAAAAGAGGCAATCTTACCTCGGAAGCTACGGTTAGCACCGCGTCCGCCGATGGTCATATCACCAGTAAACTCACGATTCATTCGATAACCGAAAGAGCCAGAAGTCCAATTCGCGGCGGTCGATTTGTTAGTACCTACAGCCCAGCTACTTGAAGCACCTGTGAAGCGGATGTCAAAGCAGTCCGCGATGTCAGCCGCAGTGTGTCCGCCACCTACGCGCTCTCCAGTTGATGCAATGTAGACAGCCCACCATCCGCTAATGTTGTTAGCGATAGAGCCGATATAGCACTCGTTAATCTCTCCCGAACGTCCCCATCCAAACCACAGATCGCGGTTAGCATCTCTTCGAAGGTAGATGTTGTCGTCAGTCGTTCCAGAGCCTTCGCCTACGTTCCAGACGTGCTGGTTACTGTTGTAGGTAGCAGCCTTGAAAACAATAGCTGTAGCCCAAGGACGTGAGTTGGCGTCAGAAGACGTGTTGCCAGCCACGGTAGGAGCGGCGACGTTGTTGTTGATTCCGGCCATCTTCATAGGAACACGGTTGGAGCCACTGTCTACTTGCTGAGCGCGCTCTGAGCTTCCATCAAAGTCAAGCGCCTTGGTCCAAGGAGTGGTGTGTGTCGATGTAGGGGCCACGTCAGTTGCTGTCAGTGTCATGCTACCAGCGCTGGAGCCGTATGCGTTTGCACGAACAACCGTGATGGTGTAAGCCGTGTCAGCACCTACGTCAGCAAGAGTACCTTGTATCAACGAATAGCCATCAAACACCAAGCCAGAACCAGAGGGACTGATAGTTACAGAAGTAGTCCATGTCGCTCCAGCAGGGGTGACTTGCAAGTTGACCGCTGTACCTTCCTCTTGCGAGATGTCTGTCTGAGTATAGACAGGTGGTGTCAAGTCAGCGTTAGTCAGAGAGGTGATCTCTGTGTACGTAACAGCCTGACCGTTGAAGGTCTCGCCGCTAGGAGCCGCTGTGTGATGATACGTAGCTGCGTCATGAGTCGCTTCTGGCATGTACCACGTAGTGTTAGTCGGGTCGTCAGCATACGTGTGAGTGTGTGAAGCAGGCGTAGCCGCGCTGTTCACGATCTCGTCGTAATACTCAGCTTCTTCCGCAGTAGCAAACAGAGGCCATACGAAAGTGTCGTCAGGTGACTCGATGTAGCGGAACTGCATAGTGGGAGCCGCTGCTTCGAGCAAGTGAACCTTAGGAACTGTATACAGACGTGGAACTGAGTTAGCTACCTTGATGCCTAAGTGGAACTCTGACCCTTCAGGGACAGGGTATCCAGTGCGTGCGTGCAGCTTCCATGTGGTACCGTCGTCAGCCAGTGACCAGATAGCAATGAAGCCGTTCTCGTCAAGACCTACTCGGATCTTGATAGGTGTACCAGCGAGCCACTCATCTCGGGCTTCAAACTGGGTGTTTGCGCTGTACCAAGCTGGTCCCATTACGTAGCTCGTATTGGCTCCGTAGTTGGTCCATGAGCCGTTAGGCGTAGGATGAAACCAGTGGCTGAATTGAAAGCCGTAGTGGGCGCTGTTGCCTACACCAAAGCTAGAAGGGTCTGCGTATGCCGCTGTCCCGGTGTAATGCCCAGCCGCGTAGCTTGCGTCTGAGTGAATCAAACCGAATCCGATCTGACCTTCGTTGCGTATGTCGAATGTGAAGTATTCGCCAGCCTGATCGATAGTCTCGGTTGACTTGTAGCCGTTGTAGTTACCGCTCGCGCTAGATCCGAATACGTCATCACCGACGGGATCAATGCCCTGAGTCCCGACGATGGTCCCAGTGATTACCGTACCACCTACGTCAGCAACCATAGTGCTGTAGGGATCTGAGATAACAACAGACTCGAAAGCACCGACTGTGAATAGCTCGTTGAGCGCGTTCACAACGTCGTTGATCCCACCTGATACCGCTTGCTCGTTGATCCGTACCATCGTGTGGTCGAGACCCTCGAAGTATCTGTGCTCATCCGGCTCGTCGTTTCCGTTAGGGACACCTGCGCCAATAGCGTGAATGTGGATCGTTCCGTCTGTGTCAGCTACCGCCTTGATGGTGTTGACACCGTAGTGTGCACCGTTGTCCATGATGATGGACGTAGAGGTCTGGTCGAGACGGAAGTCTACAGACTGTCCAGTAAGATCCGTACCTACATCACTCACACCTGCTACGTTAGCGTTGGCGTTGACGTAGTTGACCATCTCCTCAGCTGAGGTAAAGACGGTACCGTCGCGGTCTGCGAAGTCTGCGAAAGATACCGCGTAGAACTCATAAGCTATCTCAGCTTCGTTGGCGCTACGGATATCGTTGATGATGTCTACGCGGCTGCTGTCTGCTTCGTTGACGACAGCTGACAAGCAAGCGTTCCAGTAAGCTGGCTGCGTAGATCCGATGAAGTTGATGCAGTTGCCTGCTTCGTTTCTTGTAATTCTAATAGCCATTATCTTACCACCGTGATTAATGTCGTGAGAGGCTGAACGAGAATCGGATTGTCAGCCCTGATAGCAGGTAATGAGCGTGAGTTGATGTCTTCAGGTGATGCAATGTACGCTGACATCTCGACTCGGTTGAGGTATGCCTCGCCCTGAGTACCAGTCCCGTAGAAGATAGGCTGAGCAGTCAAAGGGAAGGTGAAAGTCACCGCGTCGTTGTCGTCTCGCGTAGCGAAGATCAGACCGACCTCGAGAGTAGTGTTAGCTACCTGAGGTACTACGTTGAAACTGAATCGTACCAATACTCGGTCACCCTGTCTGCACTCGCTGAGGTCATAAGTGCCGTTAGCAGCGGTGTATTGCAGGTCGCCAGTGGTTACGGCGCTAGATAGGTCTGTGTCAGTGTAGTTGATCAGGTTGGTGAAACCGTCAGGCAGATTGAGACCACCAAACAGTCCTTTAGTCTGATCGAATCCTGAGCGAGACTCGCCCCAGTACTCGACGTCATTCGTAGCCTGCTGAGCAGCACTAAATCCGAATCGTCGCCATACCTTACCGTCAGCTTGTTCCTGAGTGTATTGTACGTTAGTGCCTAAGGCATTGGATCCTGATTGTCCTGTGGTTCGATCAACGAATCCACCTGTAAATTCGTATCCTGCTGATGAAGAATCAGTAAGAGCCTGAGAGATCTCACTTGAGACACTCCCTCGCGGGTTCATCCCGCTGCTTCTAAAGTTTGCAGGCATGGTTCTACTCCGTGATCATTGCTACTACAGCAGAGCCTGAGTGGTTCGTGACCACTACGCGCATCTGTGGAGCGAGGACTACCTC